CGGAATCACTTTTTCGAAATCCATGTCCTCGCCCATATGGGCGAGGAACTTATCGATGTCGGATTTCTTACCAGAAACGTGCAATTTGTTTTGTGTATGGTTTGGCATTATGCGGCCCTCCTCTCGCGTTGGTCTCTCAACAATTCATCAAGCGGACCTCCCATTACGGTCACTTGATCGCGTTCAGGTCCCCACCAATCGACGCTCATAACGGTGACGTAAAGTTCGCCATTTCGGGCAGTGACCCTGTACCAGTAATCGCTATCCGAAGAGAACTCCCACGGGTGCTTTTTATTGATCAAGCGAACACCGCCACCAGAATGCTCACCGCTATCTTTATTAGCGGCGACAAAAGAGGCGGCGAATTCGTCCGCTTCAAAACGCGGCAGACCCCATGCAAAATCTTTTGCATCGTTGATCCAAATTAGACCGCCAGCCTCACCGCCTTGGTAGGCATAATAAGGATAGCCATCATGGTGCTTGTAAACGTGGACATCCCCACGGTCATCAGAAAACGTATAACATGCTCTAGTAGACATTAGATTAACTCCATAAAAATTATTGACCCTTTTGTTATAGTCCCATATAATCCCATGGTCAACAACTAAGGAGAAAAACATTGACAAAACTTACTTTTAAAAACGACCTTAACGGTAACGGCATAAATTGACATAGGGGGCGGCTGGGATCTATCCTAGCCGCTTACCTCCCTGTAAGGGATCTCGAGGTTAAGCCCGGGTCCCGTAACTTAGGCCCGGGGCTACCCAGCTCCGGGCCTCTTTTATGCCCCGACCCCGACCCGACTTGACCCCGACCCGACTTGACCCCGACCCGCCATCCATGGTATAATTCGCTTGTCAACAATTTGGAGGTTATTATGACAAAACGTTTTACTAAATTCTTTTCCGTCGATAGTCCGAAAGCCATCATGGCCAGCGACTTCGGATATCTAAACGCCATTAATTACATGGCGCCCCATAGTACAGCGGGTCGCGGGGACCTATGCGGAAACTCAACAAAGGGTTGTCGTGATTTATGTTTAGGCTGGTATAGCGGTCACGCTGCAATGGTCGCGGATCTCAAAAAAGGTACAAACAAGGTCCGCGAAAGTCGCATTGCCAAAGCGCAATGGTTTATGGATGACCGAAAAGCATTCATGTCCGAAATGACAAGCCATGTTGAGGCATTGATTCGGAAAGCGGATCGCGAAAGCTTGGATTTGTGTGTACGGCCCAACGGATCAACGGACCTTGCCTTTGAATATATCAAAACGGACAACGGGCAGCCGTTACCCGTCCGTTATCCAGAAACACAGTTTATCGATTACACTAAAAGCTTAGAGCGGATCCTAAACAAAAAGCGCCCCGCCAACTATCACTTGACGTTTAGCCTATCAGAAGAAAACAGACTAGACGCGGAACAAGCTTTGATCGCGGGTTATAACGTTGCGGTAGTTTTCGGGGAGGGATTGCCCAAACGGTTTATGGGCCATGATGTAATAGATGGCACTACCCATGATTTGCGTCACCTAGATCCGTCACCCGTGATTGTCGGTCTAGAGCCTAAAGGCAAGCTGGCCAAAAATGATACAAGCGGTTTTGTAGTGAGGGGATATGACCATGGATAATTTAGCATTCGATATACACTCGCAGCACGGCGCACGATTCGAAGTGACAGAAAACTATGAAGGAGACAAATACCACGTGGTAGTGTTTGTCGATGGGGAGCATACGGACACTCAAGGTTTTAACACTGGCAATGAGCTGTTAGAATATATAAGGCGTGCGGGTTGTTGACACTACCTTTAAAAACGCACGTCGGCCAGGCGTACTTAAACTCCATCCCTGGCCACCTGACCCCGGTAGGACCCCTTTCCCTACCGGGGTCTTCTTATACACCAGGCCCCGGCCAGGAAACCCGACCCGACTGGGTCCCCGACCTGGACCCCCGACCCGACCCGACCTGGTCCCCGACCCGACCCCGGGCAACCTCGAGCATCCCGACCACGAGCCCCGACTCACTGTCCCCCGACCATAGTGGCTTGACCCCCGACCCCGACCCAGTGTCCACGCCCCGAAGACCCGACTTCGCTAACTCCCGACCATGAACCCCGTCAAACAAATATAGGTGCGGGGATAAGAGGGGGTGTAGCAAGTAAAAACTTACGCCCCCCGACTTACAATAGGCGTAATTCCAAGCGATTTGATGGGATGAGATCTTTATTGCGTTAGTTTTAGTTGTTTTAAGTTCCAACCAGAAGGGTATCCCCTCTGCACATATGTGAACGTCCGGAACCCCGCCCCCATAACGGTTTTCAATCCGTGTGGTGTTCCAATTCGGGGGTATCTTTGACTTGATCCGATTCCATAGAAGTGTCTCTGGTTTCTGACTCATTCATGACCTCATATTCAGCATCCACAAAAGCATGGGGATGTGACTTTCGTAGCTCCTGCAGCCGCGACTCTATCTCTTGGCGACTCATGTTTTCGATAGCGTGAAAGTGGTTTGTCTCCCGCCTATCAGTAGTAAGACCACCCAAAGCCGATCTAGTTTTCTCTGCGTTGATCGCTGCAGAAAATTGTCCCGCATCTTCTGCACTGACCGAAAGTTCTCTAAGTCTTTTAAGTTGACCCATGAGAGTAACACCATATCGCTTCTCTCTATCCTCCCGAAGTTCAGTGATGAATTCCGAAACATGTGGAAACAAACTAGGGTCTAAAAGTTTGTGCGCTTGGATGCGAGCGTTGCCATCTTTATCAGCATAACCAGCGAGACGAGCGCATTCTGCGTTAGAGTGAGTTCCATCTACAAAATGACGAGCAAACTCTTTTTGTCTATTCGTTAACTTACGGCCATGAGTCTCTTCGATCTCCCCAGCCTTAACTTCAATTCGTTTTGACATTCTTTCTTCTTTCTAATTTAAAAATATGTAATCACGTTTAGGATTTTCATTTTCAAGACAGTTTTCCCAAATGGTTTCTAAAAAACGAGAGTTCAATATTTTATCTTGCCATTCCTCTTTTGTGCTTTGAGTGTGATTAGCCATGAAACGAAAATACTCAAGCTTTTCTATCAAGTCTGTATTACTTAAAAAATGTTTCGCCCGGTCGATAAGATCATCAACCAAGCAAAACCATTCCCCCTTTAGTCGATGTTCATCAAGATGATCGTGCAGCCACTTCTCCAAACGTTTTGCATTATGATCATGTATAGGGGATGTAAAGATTGTTTCTAGAATAAACGGATTCGAATGACGTAAGGATTGTAGACGGCGTTTCACGTTTTTAGAAATACCGATTTTGATAAACCTCGTGCTGTTATCTCGCATGTTTATCGGATAACACTCCATCAGATAAACCTTAAACCTATCGTTAGGGCCACCCATAAGTTATTTCCTTTCCCCCATATATACCAGCAATTTCAAATCATTACTTAACTAATTGCAAGATGAGAACCAACTACAGCTAGAAAAGTGTAACGAAATAGCCTGTTTTGTAACGAAGTGTAACGAGTAGTGTAACGAGTAGTATCTATATATTTCAACGTACTAACTACTGTTTTGAGGTACTGGTTACACTTTTACACTTTTTTTCGTATAAAATTTCATTTTCAAAATGTTTTTTTGAAATCTGCTGTATATAGAGACGAGTGCAAAAACCTTATTGACCATGATCCATGGACCATGCTAAAAGTACCATTAGAAAGGAGAATTGAAATGACGATACAAGATTACATTAAGCAGTCGCACGAGATGATTGATGCGATGGACAGTGAACTGGTGACGTGGGGTTTACAAGATCAACTGTCCGCAGCGGACGCCACGCAATTGTGGTTCAAGTTGCACTCCCTCACCCAAAAACTTCATGGTATAAAACTCTCCGCACAAGAGAGAGATGGATGGAATGATGACTAGAGAGGTGTGTCAGAATTGCCATGGCAATGGTTATGTGAGGGTGAAGTACTCTTCGGAGAGTGATGAGGAGTTTTTTAACTGCCCAGTTTGCAACAGCGAAGGCACGGTAGAAACGAAAGCGGAAGAAAAGCAATGACTAAAGAAATGGATATCGAATCTGTAATTGCAATTTTGGAAGACTCGCACACTGAATTAAATTTGTGGTTAAGCTCGTCTTCTAATCACGAAAACAAAACGCCACAAGATGTTTTTTCTGAAGTCGCGAATATTCAGGATGCTAGATCATTTTTGAATGAAGCGATTGATAAACTTGAGAAAATTAAAAAGGAGGATTGATATGGGTCCGGAGATTTATCTAGGCATTGTTCTAGGGAGCTTCATCTTAGGCTTGTTCGTGGGCTTATAGTGTTACGCACATTGGATTTATTTTCAGGGATTGGTGGTTTTGCGCGAGGGCTCGAAGCCACCAATTTTTTTGAGACGAGCTGTTTTGTTGAGAACGAACCATATTGTCGGGCCGTGTTACAATATCACTGGCCCGATGTTCCTGTATTAGGAGACATAAGAGATGTCAAAGGACGAGATCTCCCGACCCGACCCGATGTTATTTGCGGAGGATTCCCTTGCCAACCGTTTAGTCAAGCGGGAAAGCAGCAAGCCCAAGACGACCCCCGCCATCTCTGGCCAGAAATGTTTAGGCTTATCCGGGAATGCAGGCCCACTTGGATTGTTGGAGAAAACGTTGTTGGGCTCATCCGATTGGGCTTGGACGAAGTTCTCACTGACTTGGAAAGCGAAGGCTACGCCACAAGGACGTTTGATATACCAGCTTGCGCGACAGGAGCCCCGCACCTCCGCAGACGACTCTGGATTGTTGCACACGCCGACAGCGAAAGCGAACCAGATGGCACCTTCGATGGCAACGCGGGACAGCGGCAGTTGGGGTTCGACTTTGTGGCCGACTCCAAGAGCGGAGAAGACAACGGACGAAAAAGAAGAAACTTGGAGAAAAAGACAAAAAAAGGGAGGCGTATCAACTCCTCCATTGAGCCTAGCAGTCAAGCTGTGGCCGACTCCAAGGGTATCGATGGTCAATGGTCCGTCCGTCAAGGAGATCGAAGCGGGGGATCCGAAGCGGCGTCTGGAGACGGCGGTAAAACTTTGGCCGACTCCGACATCGATGACGGGCGGCGAGGGTGTGGCGCCAAGTCATCTGGACGGGAGTCACGGATGGAACATTGGAGCGGCGGTGAATGCGGCAGATCCGAAGAGTGGTGGGAAGTTGAACCCGAAGTGGGTCGCTTGGTTGATGGGCTACCCAATCGAGTACCTCAACTCCGTGCCTTGGGAAACAGCATCGTCCCGCAGATCGCGCAAAAAATCGGACAAGCAATAAAGGAGACATATAATGCACTTGATTGAAGAAGAAAGAATTATTGACAGGCTTACTAAGGCTTACGAAGACGCAAACGATCCTGAGTTTAAAAAACTATGGGACCATAAGTTAAGAGAGTTCAAGAGACGTGATTAACATGTTTCAACCCGTGGAGAACCCCTCATTCCGCGTCATAAGTTTGGGCGCGGGGGTTCAGTCCACGGTCATGGCTTTGATGGCTGAAGCTGGGGACATTGGTCCAAGGCCCGATTGCGCTGTATTTGCAGACACGGGTTGGGAACCCAAGGAAGTGTATGACCATTTAGATTGGTTAGAGACGCAACTATCATTTCCTGTGTACCGTGTGCAGCGGGGCAACATCAAAGAAGATTTGGAATCGGATCTGAACACCACGGGTCATAAGTTCGCGTCGATACCTTTCTTTCTTATAAACAAAGATGGCAGTAACGGCATGGCCCGTAGGCAGTGTACCAGTGAGTACAAGCTCAAGCCGATACGGAAGAAAGTTCGAGAACTGGCTGGCTTACGTCCTCGCCAACGGACGCCGAAAGGTTTTGTGGTGGAGATGTGGATTGGCATATCCAAAGATGAGGTGATGCGGGTTAAGCCAAGTCAAGACTCTTGGGTTGAGAACCGTTGGCCGTTGTTGGAGGAAGACTTTAATCGGCGCGATTGCCTTCGTTGGTTTAACGAAAAACACGCAGACCGGACGCTGGCCAAGAGTGCTTGTATAGGCTGTCCGTTCCACACGGACCATGAGTGGCGCCGTATTAAGGATGTATTCCCTGACGAGTTTGAGGAAGCTTGCCAGGTTGATGAGAAGATTCGTGAGGCAGAGGGGCGATTCCATGGCGCGAGATTCTTACACGCCAAGCGCATCCCATTGCGTGACGTTGATTTCAGTACAGCAGAAGAGAGAGGCCAAGGCGAATTATTTGACGATCAGATGATGAACGAGTGTGAAGGGATGTGCGGACTATGAGAAGTCTATTGGGGGCAATCTTGTTGTCGATCTGTGCGAGTGCAGCGAGTGCAAACGAACAGAAATGTTTAGCGGAAGCGTTGTATTTTGAGGCCCGTGATCAGGGAATCGTGGGCATGGTAGCGGTGGGCGTGGTCATACAGAACCGGGTAGATCATCCAGACTACCCAGACACGGTGTGTGGGGTTGTGCATCAGGGCCGTTACTGGCGTGGCAATCCTATAAAGTATCAGTGTCAGTTTACATATTGGTGTGATGGTAGGCCTGAACGTCCAACGGACGAGGAGTCATGGCGCATTGCCAAAGGTATCGCTTTTAATCTTCTGATGAAGGAGATAAAGATAACCGGACTTGAGGACGCCACCCACTACCATGCAGATTGGGTCAAGCCTGATTGGTCCATGGTCCTTGAGCGGAAGTCCAAGATTGGTCAGCACATATTCTATGCGAAGAAAGACGGACAATGAAAAAGGCGGCGAACACCTACGAGAATAGAACACGCACTAAGAGAAAGCGGCGTCCGTACCCGTTAAACATACGAAAGAATCTGGGTCCTAAGTCTCCGTGGAGGGGGTGTCTGAAGAAACGTCGGGGTCAGGGATGACATCCTCCTGTGGGAAACAGAAGAATTGAGCCTTCTCTATAATGGTGTTTCTTGGCACCACGGTAGTGGTCCAGATTTGCAAGGCCATTAGGTTTTCAGAAACATGATTTTGGCATTCACTCACAGAGTCAAATGAGAAAGGCCCCTCGCTCTCCGTTCCCACTTGAAGGGACATGGGGTGGGGGAAATCCATCAAATGGATGATAACTACCAGAGCGTACTTCATAACTTGTCTTCTCGTTTGATCGCGTCCAACTCATACCCCATAGCACATAATAGGCTTTCGATCTTGTAAATAGAAGGCTCAAGGATCTTGCAGCGTTCATAATTTTCTATAGTGCTTGAGCCAACACCAGATAAGGCAGAGAGTTGAGTCCGTGTGAGACCAGACTCCCGCCTTATGTCTGATAAGATTACAGACCAGTGTTCTCTCTGCTCAAACATGTCATGCTATTAATGTTCAGACATGTCAGAAGTGTCCAGATCCTCTAACACTTCTTCAAAGGAAGAACCTTGTTCACCTGCCATTATTCCCAACGTGGTAGTCATGAGCTTGGAGACAATGTACATGGTTTTTTCAATTCCCATTTCCGCTGCTCCTACTTCAAACGCGGCCCTAAAGAGAACTACTGATTTCATTTCCGTAGTTACGTCAGTGTTCTTATCAGCTAATTCCCTTACTTCTTTGTACAAATCATCTAGAACCTTCATGCGCTTGAACTCCCACCATAAGTTAGCCGAAGTTCAGCGTCCGTGGGCGCATTTTGAGCCACTTCCACTAAAAAAGCAATCTGCTGCGCGGGAGATCGCTGGTTCTCCTCTGCAAGGATCATGAGTTTTTCCCATGCCGGGATAGGCACAGCAACGCTTTTGTATCGTTTGGTATCAGGCATCTATTATCTCCTTTAGATGGTTAAGTTGTTGTCTGGTTTCGTTAAAAGTATTTAAGTAGTCGGGGTCACATAGCAGTATGACAGCCTCAATAATCTCGCTGTCGTTGAACCCCAAGGTCATCATCTCGCCTCTAAACATGGAGACGAGACGTTCTGCACCCAGTTGGTAAGACTTGTCAGGTTTCATTTTGCCGGCATCTTGAGTTTCCACACAATGTAGGGCTCCCCACACTTACCTGTTTCAACCTCACATATCTGACCCGGTATGGATTTGGCGGTAGGGTCCAGAGATTGCACCCCAACGTAGTGCCACTTAGCACCTTGTTTCATTTCCTTGATGGCTTGATCAAAGAACTCTTTGTTGTCAGATACAAACAAGCTCCCCATCAAGACCGCTGCACTCATAAAAAACTCCATCTTCTTTCTCCTATGTAAGCCATTGTCTAAGATCTTCGCCAAGCACCATGCTGGCAATATCCATCTTGTTCCGAAGAGCCTTGACGATCTGTTCGTCAATCGTCCCTTCCGAAATAAAATCTATGTAGGTAACGTGGTCTGTCTGACCGATTCGATGCGCTCTGTCTTCTGATTGCATCCGCACGGCTAGATCAAAACTGTTTGCGAAGTACACAACGTTAGTTGCAGCAGTTAGCGTGATACCGTATCCACCCGTTTGTGGATTACCTACAAAGAATCTTGCGTCTCCATTCTGGAATTGTTCAATCGCGTTGCTACGCTCATCGTCTGTGGTATCGCCAAAGTAGGATACCGTGGACCCTGGTCCGTGTTCCTTGGTCAGTGCTTCAGTAATACGCTTTACGTCATACCTGAACCGTGACCAGATGATTGCCTTGCCTTCGATCTCTTCAAGGCAGTCGAGTAGTTCGTTGAGTCTGTTATCTTTGATCTCAATAAACTCACCACTGTCCGATTTAACGTGACCAGACAGAACCTGTTGCATTCTAAGTAGCTGGGTCATGACATTGTTCGCGGTCATAAAGTCATGGTCAT